CTTTAAGTGCAGCCAAACCAGTGCCTATCGAACCAACACCTGAAGCAACAGCAACACCCATTTTTGCTACATTGAAAGCAACAGCACCCCAGTTAGTACTTCTCTTACCGTGTAGTTTCATTCGTACTGGAGCCATACCTACTTTATCTCTAGCTGCCATAACTGCATTAACTTTTCCAACAGCATTCTGATGTAACTTACTATGATAACTTGCTCCAAAAGATTCTCTTAGACCTCTTTCAATACCTGTTCGTTTAGCAAGTAATGACATATAATTAGCAGTCCTACCTTTTTCAGCTGTATTAGATCTAGATTCTCCAGTACTTACATCTTTCTCTCCTCCAAGTTTTTGACCAGATAATCGAGAGAACTCTTCAAAGCCTGAAAAAGCAGCGTACTGATTAGCCATGGCTTCTGATTGAACATTACTATTAGCAATGCTTTGATCAACAGCAGCTCCCCATTTTGCTTGTTTAAAGCCTACTTTAGCTTTATTCCTATACGCATTATTCTTAGCCAAAGATTTTAATTTAATCTTATGGTTAGCTGCGTTTACTTTTCTATTGTAATCCGATGTCTTAGGATCGAATGTGTTCTGCCACCAAGCACTCATTTGTAAAATTTGATAAAGGGCAATTGATTAGGTCCGTGCAAAATTTCTTCTGAAAATTTAAAGCCTAAAAATTTGAGTAGTTTTAAATGCACTATATTACGTTTATCGATTATATTCCAAAGAAGCTCATGAGTCTGTCTTTCAACAAACCTCTTAGATTCTCTAGCAAATGTTAATGGGTAATCGTAAATAGCATTTGTAGTTAACATCCATATTTGACCATCGTCATCGACTCCAGCCATACCGGCAGTCTTGCCGTTAGGCACGTTAAAATATACACAGGAGCCTTCCTGAGCTTTACCAACGATAGCTATATATGGATCTACGCCATGACCTTCTTCGACCTCTCTTCGGTCTTCTAGACGTAGGTTAGAGGCTACTTCAATAGCAGCCTCAAGTGTAATTGGGTGAATGTAATTAGGCACGTGTATAGAACTTAGGTGAATAATCCCCTTCCCAAGATAATGATCTTAATGTACAAGGAGATGGGTGTGAAGATTTAAGAGTTATATCTACGTTATCAGTTTTATCATATACAGGTACTGTTTTTATATACTCATCTATATAAGGTGCATCAGATACATTATAAGAATCAGCAAACGTTGATTCATATACTTGAGTGTATGTATCCTTACCTATTCTATTGAGAGTTGTTTCATATAAACCTGATCTACCTAAACTAATTTTTAATCTATGTAATATTAAAGAGGCATTAATATCTGCAACTCTCTGTTGTCCAGATTGTTTCACCGTATAGAGTCTTGGGAAGTCTACTTGATAATCATATAGATAACCTATATGTAGCGTAGCACTAGACCAATCTCCTGGTAATGTAAATGTAGCACCAGCACTGGTCACAGTAACTTCTGCATACCTACCAATACGGGCTGTGTTAGTATCAACATCAACCACAACTAATGTACCATTAGGAGATGTAACACTAGATTGCCAAGTGAATTCACAACCCCCACTTCCATCAGTAAAGGTAGTTAGATTCGTTGTTCCATTATAGGCACCGCCTTGTACTGTAGTCCAGTTATCCAGATGTATTAAGAAATCAGTTCCTTCCTCAGTGATACTTGGATCAGTACTAGCTTGGACTAAATTTATTTTCTGTAAAAAATTATCAGTATCTAAGAAATAATATTTATCATCTTCAAAGAAATGGTACTTAATAGGGTTGTTTAATTTCCATTTAAACCATGCGGTCTGCTGTCTTTGATTACCTATAGTGACATGTCTCCAACCAAATACTGTATCAGTATCAGTCTGACCAAATAGTACTAGTCCATTTTCTACAGAATTAGCTAAAAGATCTATATCTTTAGAAAGTATAGTAGGTACTATTTTAGTTTGCTCTGCAATTAAACCCTGACCTTCTCTTGCAATATTACCAGCTTCCATAAATCTACTATATTTATTAGAATTATCTAAGAAGCCTACTGTAGTTCCTAAACTAACAGGAGGCATAACTTTATTATAGTTATAATTAGATACTGCTCTTAATTTAGCAGTGTCTGGATTAAATATAGCATCATCTGTTGCTAGTAAATACTGAGCATTAGAAGTGAATGCTAGTAACCCTGTATTAATTTCAACTGCGTCATACAAATCAGATGGTAATATAGAACTAGTTGAAATATCTACTGGATCTATATTACTTACAGTTAGTGCAGTATCTGCCCAGAAATTACCAAAGTCTGAAGGTTGTGATGTTACAATACTATTACCTGTTAAAAATACTAATCTATTACGGAAGAATAATACTTTATTAATGTATCTATCTTCATTCGATGAGTGTCCATAAGCAGTATTACGTTTAACAAAACTTGGTATAGGATTAGTATTTTGATCACCTACTACTCTTTCATCCCACTCATATCTATCTACTGTAAATGTAGTAGTAGCTGTACGTTGGATAATTACAGGCATTGTTGCTGCATCTATCTTACGATGGATATCAGGTTCAGCACACTCTACCCAAGCTCCAGGACCGTCCTTACCGTTAGTACCTGCAAACTTCATATAGTAATCATCTTCATCAGACTGCTTACTATTAGCTACTTTAATAATATAACCATGTTTACATTGACTAGGTAGTTCAGTTACATCATTCACTTGATCCTGCATAACTCTCATTAAATCAGGATTTAGTACCTCCACATTGAATGCAGATGAACCATATATGTATATACCATTACCTATTATTTTATAACTTAAGCCTGTACCACTTAATTCAGCTTTAATACCACCAAGAATAGCATCAACTGTTACAGCACATTGTGAGTCCCAGGGAGTAGGAGCAGGTCTAATTAGACCATTAGCACCACTATTTATAGTTACTTTAACTTCTGATTCTTCATGTTCTGTAACTTCAACTGTATAAGTATAACTAGTTTGAGCCACATCCATAGTAACAGTTGTAGTATCTCCATCCTCCCAACCTTCTCCACCATGTAATAAATCGATTTGTCTATTATATGTACATCTAAAACTACTTTCATTAGTACTACCATCATCACTAGATGATTTAGATTCTCCGGTTTGACCTACTGTAGTAATTCTAAATGTAAGGTTTTTATGTAAGTGTGCGTCTGTTTCGTTACCACTGAATACTTGTGTACCTATACCAGGACAGTTACCAGTACCCCAATCTTCAGATAAATTAGTAGAAGATATTTTAACTCTAGTAGCAGTCTTTATAGTAGTTGTACCTGTACTCCCATCATTAATATTCAGAGAATACTGTCTACCATTCTCTGTCCTGGTTACTTCGACGAAAGCTCCATAAGCATCTGGCTTATCTGGACTTTTATCAGAAGTCATGCTGACTACTTTAGTTCTGTTATTAACGAAAGTAGTATCATTAATTGTTAAGCATTGGATATCTTCTGTAGCTGAAGCAGAGCTAGGTGTTAGATAAGCTTTTAAATTTGTCGCATTAGCTCCATCAGTAGAACCATATGCAACGGTCATCTCTTTCGCATCACTACATCTCCAAACTCTTACAGCTCCATCAGATGCGATCTGTCCTATATAAGATCCTTCTGTTTCATCACGGTAATAATGAAACCAAGATCCATTTGATTGTACATTTTGTAAAGCACCACTTGCAGTATCAGTACTTACAATTCTTTTACTACCAGGTCTCTTATACAAACCATAGGTAAGATCAGGTATAGTATTCAGAGCTTCTTTAACTTGTCCTGGATTTTTTAATTGATCTGGTTGCTCAGATATGCCCCCAAAATAATTAGGGATGGTTTGTGTGATTCCTGCCATTAGCGTCTAAGTGCTTTATAAGGTTGATAGGTAGTATGTACAGTATCTTCAGGGAATCCAAACATAGAATGATTACCTTGATTGCATTCGTATTCCATACAAGCTGCTCTAGCTAGTGACTCTTGTTGAGCTAGTAGCTGTGCTAATTGTGGATTACCAACAAGTTGTGTAGCAGCTCTTGTAGCAGCTTTATAAATTATATATCTTTGAAAGACAGAAGGTAGATCTTCGTAGTTAAATAATCTAACAACATCAAGATCAATACCATTTGTTGATGCGTCAGACCAATCATCAGTGTGATCATATTTGTCATATAAATAACCATTTCTTTTCACTACATCGTATTGTCTGTGTGTCCATCCTTTAGATACATCTAATTGTAATATATCACTAGCTACTTCTATCTTACCAGTGACTGCATCGGGTGTGTAGTTAACATGTTTCTCTGTGTTGAAATGCCAACCTTCATTTTGGGTATCGACATTTGCATCTCTTAATAAATTATATATGAAAGCAACCTCTGGGTTAGCAGAACCTGCTGATATACTTGTGATAGGAGACTGACCTATAGCACCCAGGATTGAGTTTACTGCGGAGAGTTCGGTCTCGGTATCAATTGTTGTGGTAGCCATAGGTATTAATATTTGTGAATAAAAAAAAAGGGAGGTAGTGATACCCCCCTTATGTGAATAGTCTTAAGTGAAGCTTGCGTTAGAAACAGCAGTGTTGTTCCAGTTAGCGGAAACATCAACACCAGCTACAAGTTCTACAGCAGCAGCAGGGTTA